CTGTCCTTTTAGGACAAAGACACAACCATAAATTAATGGTGCTGTCTTATTCGGACACGACCACGTTTTTATGGTCTTGTCCTTTTTCTTTTATCAAATTTGAGTTCTTATCGAACCAATATTTTTTAGATGAATTTAATCTGCGAGTAACTGTTTTTACAGAAATTCCTAAATATTCAGCTACCTCTTCTTTAGATGGTGGTTCACCAAAATTCGCATTTTCGATTGCTTCGTCAAACTCTATCAACTTCTGCTTTTTATCTTCCTTCGCATTCTTTTTGCGAGTTTCTTTAGCTTTTATCCACCCGGGCTTATCATCTTCTAGCTTAATATCAGCTAAAACTCCCGAATCGTCTAAGAAATGCACTGGATAAGAAAACCACATATTGATAGGCTTGAATTTGGCAAACTCTCGAAGAGTGCCTTCCACGCGCCACGCTGTCGATATTTCAATCGCTCGACGGGCTTGTTCGATCTTATCCGTCCAAGGCTTGCGATCGAGCACGTTTGGAATCGCTTGTTCGAAGTGTGTCCGCATGATTGCGGGGCTTTGGAGATCGTCAAGTGTAACTTCTTCTTGATAATATCCAAGGTTACAAGCTCGAATAGCTTCCTTGTAAATATGGCAAGCTGTATGGTTGATACGCTGTACGAGTAATTCTTCCGTGACGTCCAATTCTACCAAGTCGATCAACGCGTCCGGATCTCGAGCGAATACTCCCGATCCACTGGCCCGGTCCATTGATTTTTTGCCCCCTTGAGCGCCTTTGCTGTGGTGGTGGCAATAGATCACCGAGCAGCCTAACTCTGTAGCGACCTTGTCGAATTGATTCGTAAAGTGTGCCATCTGGTCCGCGCTGTTTTCGTCACCCGTAAGAACTTTATAGATCGGGTCGATGATAACCGCTATATAGTTCTTTTTGAGCGATCGCCGGATCAGCTTCGGCGCGAGCTTGTCCATCGGGACAGTCTTTCCGCGCAAGTTCCAGATATCAATATTTTGGAGATTATTCGGCCGAAGCCCCATTGCCTCGTATACGTCCCGGAATCTATGGAGACATGACGCACGGTCTAACTCAAGATTGACGTATAGGACCTTGCCTTGTGTACAGTTCCATTCAAGCCATTTCTTGCCCTCTGCGATTGCGATTGACATTTCGATCAAGCTGAAGGACTTACCGGCTTTTGACGGCCCAGCGATCAGCATTTTGTGCCCTTGACGAAGGACGCCTTCGATCAACTCGGGCGCGAGCTCTGGGAGGTTATCCCAGCTATCGCCCAGCCCTTCCGGATCTGGAAGGTCGTCGTTTAAATCCTCGATATACTGATACCATTCTTCCCAGTTACGCTTACCGATATTCGTATCAACTAAGAATTGCTTCTGGCCGTTTCGCTCAAAACCGGGCATACGGGACAAGCGCGACGGGTTGCGGTTTTGTGTATCGACCGAGATCCCGTTCTTTTGGCATATCTTATATAAATAGTCAACGCGCTTTCTGTACTCTTCATAGTTGCCCGCGTCCACTTTCACAATCGCGTGTAAGGACTTGTTTCCACTATAGACAAGGGCCACAATAGGCAATTCAAGCTCTTTATAGATTGCGTTTTGCTTTTCTACGCTCATGCTGTCCGATTCGACAAGCGCGTAACGATAATCAGTTACGTTCTCGTTTTTGGCTCCCTTGCCGTCTAATGGGTTGAATCGGATCCACGCGCCCGCTTCCTTGTGATAGTCCCCGAGGACCGCTCCGATATCACCGTTACACTTGCTAAGTTGCTCGATCAGTTGTCCCGCTGTCCGGTCATACGCTCCCTTCGTTGGAAGCCATTTCTCGATCTCGCCCGTTTCGTCGTTTACTTTTGGATAGCTTTCCGTAACATATCCGACATTTTCAGACGATTCAAACAAGGCCTCGAGGTATTTAATAATCTCTTGTACTGGATTCCAAACAGTAGGCTCATGAATCTCTTTCCCCTCGATCCAGCTCTTATCAATCAAGCGATAGTCTCGATCGATTGTGTCGTTCCAATCGAGTTCATGAGCTCCATCGCTATCGCTTGAGTATGGATTCACCCAGCCGTGATCTTTTGCGAGCTGGACAATCGTCCCACCCGTTACGATCGAGCCGGCTTCCTCGTTGAAGGTGTCCCACTTCTTGAAACATTCAAATTTACGGTATCGCGCCGGATCGCGTAAGGACCAATTATCCCAATCTGACGCGGTGTACCCTTCGTGTTTTAAGGCGAAGCCGACGTTTATCCATTCTTGATAAGACAGAATCGAGGGGTCTATATGGTCTAAAAGTGGTAGTAGGTCAAATTCTCTTTCGTTATTCATTAAACCCCTCTATTCCTTTTTTTAGTTTTCTTTCTTTGTCGCTGCAATTCCGAGGCTTAATCCTAAAAGTCCGAGGAGACTGATCGCGATTCCGAATTCTGATCCCGTCTTAGGAAGCGTAGCCGGAGCGTTGTACGCTTCAACTTCTTCAGATTCGTTTCGCGCGATTTTCGCGTGATTTTCCACGCGATTAGTGATTTTCACTTCTTCAGTCTTTGGTTGTTCTTTTGGTGCTGGTGTGTTTGGCTTGTCAGTTGTTTTGCTTGGTGTGTTTGGTTTGTCTTTTTTAGGCTCTGGAATATCGATCACTAGTTCCGGCTTATCCAAGACGGGAGCCGGTGGAAGTAGCGGAATATCTTCAATATTGATCTCTGGTTTATCCAAAACCGGAGCCGGAGGCATAAGCGGGATATCGTTTAAATCGATTGACGGTTTTTCGTATTTCGGAGCGTCATTTGGGATTTCCCAAACTGGTTTATTTTCTCCAGACGCGTCGCCCTTGCCTCCGACGAGTTGAACGTAGCTATAAGAAACGGCGCCCGAATCTTCGGCTTTAAGTTCAACTTTATTTGTTGGGTTTACGCTATCTTTAACCGCGCTTGTTAGTTTAGTCTTATAGTTTAAATAGATCATACGATCAAGACGATCCATCTTGATCTCGAAGCCGTGATCTGACTTACTAATTGACTTAACAAGATCCATTGCGGACCCCTTGTCGATCCACGGATCCACGCTCTCAATATTCTTGATTTCAAAATAATCATCGACTAGCTTTTGATTTTCTGACATTTCGTCAATGATTTTCACATAATTAAGGACCTTTCGCGCGTAGTTAAGGCGAATTGTCCAATTAATAACGCTTGGATCGTTTTCATCTTGCGATCCCCATTTCGAGATCAGCTCGTCCTTGCCTATCACTTGTTCTTTACCGATTTGAGCTGTTACGACTGTGCCGTTAAAATTTGCGGTTACTGGTTGCCCACTTTGGACCTTATCAGTCCATTTCGCGTCCATTTTAAGGCTCATTTGTTTGTTTAATGGGTGGTTTTTGAAATAGTCGTTAAATACGGTTGTCACTGTCCCGGCTATGCTGTCTGCGGTAGCTTGACCGACGACCGCATTTTCTGGGTTGTGCACGTCGAAAGTGAAGCTCGTTTGAAACGCTACTTCTTTAGGAAGTGTGAACGTTACTTTATCGCCTTCGTTGATCTCGAGATTGTCCGGGAAGTGTACGTTCTTATATTCCACGCTGAAGGGTTGATACTTCCCTGTACCGTTTGACTGATCGACAACGACTTCCGGGTTTTTGACTTCGATCACATTCCCGCTCTTTTCAAAACTTGTTGGAAGTCCTTCTCGTTTGTTATTCTCAGCTTCAGCGCTTCCAGATCCCGCGTCATTGTTAGAATCTGCTGGTTGATCTGTTTCCGTTGCTGGAATAGCTGATTCAGTTCCGCTTGCTGTGTCGCCTGGGTTTGTTGCAATTGTTGCAGTCTCTGGCGTGATTCCTCGATCAGACTCATCGGCATTTACTCCCTTAATCCCAAGTGTAGCTGTCGCGATAGTTGCGACTGTTAAAAGTGTTAGTTTGTTAGTTTTCATTGTTTTTCTCCTTATTTTTAGTGTTTCTTCTATTGTTTGCTTGAGTTTTAGCGTCTGCCCATCGACAATTCGAGGGCTCATAGTTTCCGTTTACGTCGATTCTATCGATCGACAAGTTGTCAGCGTAACCGTGAGATAAAGCCCAATTATAGAACGATACAAAATCGTTTAACCATTCTGGACAGATTTCAATCCCTCGCCCTCCATAATTTTTGTAAGCATTATTTCTTTCGTTATAACAACGTTTTTTCATTCCTTGGAAAATTTTAAAAAGTCGCGTCTTCGATAAATTGTGGCTTTTGTTATTGCCTTTTCTCCGTGCTTCTTCTTCAAAGCACCCACAAGATTTTATTTTTTTATATCGAATATGATCGCTTCTTATGTACTTTTGTTTTCCACATTCACAACGACATAGCCAATATATGTATTTGTTTCGTCGCTCAAAAATGTTTAAAACTGTTAATTTTCCAAAAGTTTTGTTTGTTAAATCTATTAGTTGGGGCATTTTTTACCTCTATTCTGGTACAAAATTAGACGGTTCGATATTTCTCGGTATTCTCCAGCCATTTGCAGCAATTCTATTTATAAGTTTGCTCGCGGACTCAAAACTCCATAGACCAACATTTCGAAAACCTTTATTTTCCAAGAATCTAATTTGTTTAGGGGTTGTTAAACCTTCTCTTTGTCTTTTATTTAGTCTGTCTAATAAGAGACTTGCTTTCCCAGCATTTCCGACCTCTTCAGTAAAAATTCCAAATTTTTCTAATGCTTTTAGTTGCTTATCTGTAGGAGGTAACATTTCATACCCAAAGTTAGGTACATAGCTCGAAAGATCTTCCGCGTGAATTGACATTTCAAATTGAAGCGGATCGACGAGTTTTCTCTTACGCTTGCGCATTTCTGCGAGTTGCTTCGCGAGTGCTTCTTCGCGCTCTGCGACAACGTCCTCCGCGCTCTTAACTTCCATTTGCTCAAGGTCAATCACGACGCCTGTTTCTTCCTCCATGTTTTCGACCATCTTCTTTGTCACTTCCGGGCTCTCGCTTATCAAGTGAGCCGGGCGACAAAGTTCATGCCGTTCGGTGTGCCATAAGAAATCGAGAAGAAGGAGCTCTTCTTTCCCGGGGAAGAGACGCGTTCCACGTCCGACCATCTGCGAATAAAGCGCTCGGACTTTTGTCGGTCTTAACACGACCACACAATCAACCGACGGGCAATCCCAGCCCTCAGTCAGTAACATCGAGTTACATAGAACGTTATAACGGCCTTTTTCAAAGTCTTCGAGCACTTCTGCCCGGTCTTTCGAGTCGCCGTTCACTTCGGCTGCTTTAAAGCCTCGCTCGTTCAAAATATCGCGGAATTTTTGGCTTGTTTTGACAAGTGGAAGAAAGACGACTGTTTTCCGATCCTTGCAATACTTGGCCATTTCGTCCGCGATCTGTACCAGATACGGATCGAGGGCCGTTCCGACATCACTCGCTTTAAAATCTCCCGCGGACATTGCCACGCTTGACAGATCGAGATTGAGCGGAATCGTTAAGGCCTTAATTTTGGAAAGATAACCTTCCTTGATTGCTTGTACTAGTGAGTATTCATACGCCAGACTATCAAAATACGATCCGAGGTTTTTCATATCCCCGCGGTCTGGGGTCGCTGTAACCCCGAGAACTTCCGCGCCTTCGAAATAGCCCAGCACTTTCTGATACCCGTCAGATATCGCATGGTGTGCCTCGTCGACCACGATCACGTCGAACCAATCGGACGGGAATTGACTTAAACGCTTTTCTCGTTGCATGGTCTGGACCGATCCCACGACAACGCGATACCATGAACCTATGGACGTGCTTTCGGCCTTTTCTAGCGCCGTACCGAGTCCCGTCGCGGTCTTGAGCTTGTCGCTTGCTTGATCCAATAATTCGGATCTGTGAGCGAGCACTAACACGCGCTTCCCTTCTCGGACTTGATCTTCGATGATCTTTGAGAATACTACGGTTTTCCCCGTCCCAGTCGGAAGGACTAGAAGGGTACGTTTTCGCCCTTCTGCCCACTCCTTCTGAACGGCTTCCCGTGCTTCTTGCTGGTAGGGTCTTAACTCCATACTTTAGAACCTCCTTATTAGAACGGCCCTCCTGTGAAGCCTCCCTGTGGTTGTGCTGGTTGTTGTGGTTGATACTGTGGTGCTGGTTGTTGTTGATATTGTCCCGGTTGTGCGTTTAAAACTTTCGTATAGTCCACGTCTTCGGCATAGATCATACCTTTTACTTCGTTGTACTTGTTTCCGTTGTACTCACGGTTTCCGACCTTACATACTCCGACTTTACCGATGATCGCGTTCCAATCCATACGAAGCGGTTCGCCTTTACGTTTTTGCCCAATAGCTCCAAAGAACGCTGATAACATTCCCTCGGTTGAACTATGTAAGAAGAGATTGTGACGGAGTTCTGTTTCGCCTTCGTTTGCTACGATAGTAAGGTGTACTGTCGCTTTTGGACAAGCTGGCAACTTGCCGGGATTTTGCGGATTCGGTGTGTGACGTCCGCGCTCGTATTCTTTAACTGTGAACCAGTATAGGCCGTCTGGTAGAAAAACGAATTCTGAATCTTTTTGGATTGTGTCTTCCCAGCCAAATTCGCGATCAAAGTTGTTGTTAAATTGTTGTTGTGTCATGATGAAATTTCTCCTTTAGGTTTATAAATTATTAGTGTTAAATGGTAATTCAGGGTCTTTCCGTACTTGGTTTTGAATGACGTCCAGCGTCGCGTCCCAGTTCGCCACGATCATATCCCAGTAATTGCTTGGGAAGTTCTCGATCGGGGTTCCCATCGGGAAGTGTCCCCGGATATAAGCGACCTCTTGCAATTCATTTTCGGTTACGTTGTTCGGCGCCATTAAGTCGATCAATGCTTGTGGCAAGAGCCCAGCTTGTGGAGCTCGTCCCATTTCTTGGGCCACCTCTTGAGCAGCCTCTTGCAATTGCTCGTTAATGTTTTGCTTTTGTGGCTCTGGTGCCGGTTGTTGCTGTGGCTCTGGTTGTGGTGCTGGTGCTGGTTGTTCGGTTGGTGCGGGAGCCGGTGCGTTGAAGATATGGGCCACGCTCTCAAACGTAAATGGTAGCTGATCTGGTAAGCCGTGACGGTTTTTCGCGTCCCACGCTGGCCGGTGGTTCGTGTACATAACACGTTCGCCCCCTTGGGCCTTTTTCTTGCCCGTATCGGTTGTCATGACGATTGTCTTATAATTCGCGAAAAGAACCATATCAGCCCATTCTTTTACGAGTGGGGCCGTCTTTGAACTGGTCTTTTGCCCGAGTTTTAACTCGTATCGGTCATAAGATCCCATTTCGTCCGGCTGCTCGAATTTTTTGATTTGTGCGTGAGCTGTCAAAATGACGTTGATCCCGTTGTCCACAAGCTCTGACAAGCTATTTAATAGACGACCTATCTCTTCTTGGACGTATGTATAGCCCTTGCCCCAGCCGAAATCTTCGATCCCGTTCTTTTGGTGCTGTGCGCACACATAATCGACCGCGAGCTGTTCGGCCCAATCGATCGTATCAATGACTAGCGTCTTACACGCGCCCGGGTTTGCCTTGATAAACGCGATCTCGTTTTTGAGCATTGTCCAGCTTGTGGGCTTGTCCATTCTGGCCACGTCCATATTATCGGTTGATCCTTCCGTATCGATGAATACTGGATCCGGGAATTGACTCGCAAAGCTAGACTTTCCGATTCCTTCAGGGCCATAGATCACGACTTTTTGCGCCCGTGCCTTCCTTCCTCTTGTAATTTGCATTTTTTAGTCCTCCTCGTCGTCCTCATCGTCCTCGTCGTCGTTTACCTCTAAAAGCCCACGAAGAAGGTTTTCTAGGCCTTTGCGTTTTGCCTTTTCGATCTCTTCAGTGAGATCTTTTGGCTCTTTACCGTCAAGGGTTTTGAGCTCATACGTTGCGGTAACTTCGAGCAGTTCACCTTCGAACGCTTCAGCAACTTTATACATACGGTCACCCTGCTTTTCAATAGATTCTACGCTATTGTTTGCAGCGTCTCGCAAGTCATCGGTCCACTTTGAACTATAGGCCAAAGCTCGATTATTGTTTTCATACTCCTGTAAGAAATGTCCATTTTCTTTGTTGCGAATAACGATAAATTTTTCTGTTTTTTTCATGATTTTTCCTTCTTTCTTTTAAAAGCCATTTTGCCAAGTTGGCGCGACTGTTTCTTGTGCGCCGTTCATTGCCCCGTTTAATAGTCCATTTTCAAAACTCTCGGGTTTAATACTGTACCCGTCCTCGATGAGAACCGAACATTCTCCACCCGTTGAAACGCGTGTCGCGATAGCTTGCAAGCCCTCTTTCTCTAACCACGCGCCGAATTCTGCGAGTGTGATCTGGTCCATCTGCTCGAGTTTGTCAATTAAGACAAAGCCACAATCTGGCTTGAGCTTGCGGACGATAGCCGTTGCGACTTGTAATTGTTGCGAGCCGGACATATTATCCCAGCGTTGACCCAAGTATAAGAGTTCACCGTCGTCCACGGATAAGCCCGGAAGCGGTAAGTCTGCATTTGTGAGCAAGTCCGTTTTTTGCTTGCGAATACCATCGATCACAAGATCTAACTCGCGGTATTGTTCGCGGTAAACCTTCGCGTCCTCTTCTGCCTTGTCTTTATCAAGATTTGCCCGGACTTTGAGGTTAATCCGCTCAATATTCGCGATACTATCTTCGATCTCTTGCGTCGATTCGTCGATCAGATCTTGCGCGTCTTTGCGAGCGATATCCAAGTCTTGCGCGAGTGCTTGCTCTTTTTCTTGGGCTTCATTGAGCATAGTTTCCAGACGCTCAACGTTTGCGAGTGCCCCTTGATAGTCGTTTTCGATCTTCGCGAGATTCTGACGCTTGCGAGCGTTCTCGCCATTTCGACCGAGGATCTCTTGCTGTTGTTGAATCAGATCAGCAATCGAAACGAGTTCTTTCGGTGCGTCTGGATAGTACGGCTGCTCTTTCGCGAACTTTTCCTTTTGGTCCGCAATGACGCCGATCGCGTGTCTCTCTTGGTACTTGGTTTTTTCTTCCATTTCAAGCTGGACGAGCTGATCTCCGACACCGATAATTTGTAATAAGGTTGTAGCTTTTTCCTTGCTCGTCATTTCCATAAACTTTGGAAGATCAAGAGCGAGTTCTTCGACGAAGCTATCAAGCAATTTCTGGCCGGCCTTGTTTCCGCTTGGATCAATAACTTTTAAGTCGCTATTCTTTCCTTTACGCTCGACGATAAGGCCATTCGATAGTGTGATTTTAAGGCTTGGGGGAATTGTTGACCCCTCGCGTTGAGGTTGTGACGGCTTGTACTTATTGCCACCCAAGGCCCACGCTATCGCGTCTAATACGCTTGTTTTGCCTTGGTTATTGTTTCCCCCGACGATTGTCAGTCCTTTCGCTGACGGCTCGATTTTGACTGCTTTAACGCGTTTCACGTTTTCGATCTCGAGCTTGTTAATTGTTACCATTTCTAACCTCTCCTTTCAGACGAGCGAGCTCGTCAAGTAGCCGTTCTTCCCGCTCAAGTGTGGCTTTCAAAATTTCGGTTTGTTGCAGATTGATAAACCACAAGCGATTGAGTGCTTTTGTTTGTTGCTCGATCTTGCGGGTCTTTTTACCAAACATGGAACGGTACCTCCGGAGATTCGGTATATAGCTTCATATTCTTTCGGCGACTTGCGAGCTCGTCCTCGTATTGCTCAATGACTTGGGCATTGTGCTCTGGAAGTCCCTCTTCGATAGCTTTGAGCGTTTCGCTTTTAGCGATTCTCATTCTTTTCTTGTGGTCCTTCCATGAAACGATAAGGCCGGCGATGAAGCACACACCCCCGATCGCGACTGTTCCGGCAACTTGCCCAGAAATAATAATTTCATTCATTTTAAATATTCCTTTTCTTTTTCTAAAATTTCGTAAACGTCTGCGACGTCGTACATTTTCTTCTTTCCTTGTTTCCGAAACGCGAGGCCTCGACGTTCTAGCTTTTTGATATAGCCATGATCGAAGCCGAATTTCTTCATCAAGGCTTTTTGATCGAGTGGCATTTGTTTTTCTTCTATTTCTCTTTTGATCTCGTCTCTCACGATATCCACGATCGATCTGAGATAGACTTTCGCGATCTCGTCTGAGATCAAGGGTGGCAAGTATAGCTCCTCCATTTCTTCGTTCCTCCAATTGTGCGGGCAAGCACTTTCTGATATAATTAAGGTAGATATTTAAGCAAGCGTCGGATTCTTTGTCCGGCGTTTTTTAGTTCATACTTGTTGAACTTTATACTTAAAAAAATAAGCTGGGATATTCTCTGGATCAATCTCGAGAATTTCAACTGCTTTCGCGATCTCGCTATCTTTCCAAGAGACTTTATTATTCAGTTTTAGCGATACGCTTCGTTCTGATATTCCCAAGGCGTTAGCGAATTCAGCTTGTGTCCCGAATTTCTCGGTAATCTTTCCTAAGAGTTTTGAATAATCGTTGCTCATATTATCCCTCCTTTCTTTTGTTCACGTCTTATGAACTTGATGAATTAAGTATATCACGCGTCATGAACTTTGTCAACAACTTTTTTCATTTTTTTTGAACTTTTTTATTTTTTATTTTCTTTTTGTGTGTTATACTATAGTAGAAAAAAGGAGATGAACACCATGAGAAAATATGGAACCGCTGATAGGCTTCGGGAATTAATGACCGAAAAGAATTGGAAACAAGTCGACGTTATCAATAATTCAAAACCGTTTCAAGAAAAATTAGGGGTCAAACTCGGAAAAAGTGCTCTTTCTCAATACGTAAATGGGGTACAGGCGCCAGACCAAAAGAAGCTCGCTCTTTTAGCTTTGACTTTTAATGTTTCCGAGGCTTGGTTAATGGGTTATGACGTCCCGCGAGGGCGTGAGGCAAGTTCCGAACCGGACCTTTCAAACTTAGATCTTCGTGAGTTAGCCAAGAGTGCAAAAACATTTGACGGAAAACCATTAAATGAAGAAGATATTGAAGCGATTGAAAATATACTTGATATCTATTTTAAAGGAAGATTATGAGACTAGAAGATATTTGTCACGAAGCGGGCGTCACGCTCGCTTACTTTGACAATGAACTGTGGCCACGGCCCGGAATGATCTTATCTGATATGAAGATCATTTTTGTTAATAAATCACTAACTAAAGAGGCTCAGAAACGCGTTATTTTGCACGAGCTAGGCCACTTGGACCATACGACGGCCGAATATACCATAAACCCGATAAAGTGCGAGAATGAGGCCAATAGGGCCATGATCCACGCCTTATTAAAGGAAGAGCTAGAAGCTGGGGACGCGAGCGAGTTCAATTATGTACATTTTATGGAACGCCACAAGCTAAAAACGACGGCCGAAGAATTAATGGTAATAGATGAATACTATCGATTAGTTGGATAAAGGAGAAAAAAACATGGACTTTGACAAATTCAAGAATTTCGCAAAAAAAGCGACTGAAAAGACAGCGGACGGAATTTCTTCGATGAATGAAATGAGAAAGAAAGCTGCTCAAGAAACAAAGATTTCAATCGGGAATACAACGATTCGAAAAACAATCGACGGCCTATATTATATCGGCTTTTATTCAGACACTCCCGAGCTGTTCGAGTTCGAAAATTTTCAGTTTGAGGGCTCTACTATCGTAGAGCGCACAAAAACGACCGGTACGACCAAGCAAAAAGGTAAAAAAGGGAGCGCCCTTTTAGGTGCTGGAATCGGTTCGGCGTTTGGACCAGTCGGTACAATTATAGGTGGCGTGATCGGTGCGTCCGGAAAACGTAAAGGTAAAGTAAATACGGATACTATCACTACTCAAGAAGAAAAGCCCGGACTTGCTAAATTGTACTTGCGAAATATCGCGACAAACGAAGTCAAGACAATTAAAGCCAAGATCACCAACGCTCAAGCAGATAATATTAAACTGTTTTTCGAATAAATAAAAAAAGCCCCGAGGACAAGCCACGGGGAAAACATGATATAAGTTAAGTATAGCAAAATCATTTCGTTCTTTCAATTGTGCGGGCAAGCCAAAACGGAGGAAAGACATGATAAAAAAATATACAACTAAAAACGGGGAGACTCGTTACTTATTTCAAACTTATCTGGGGATTGACCCCTTGACCGGTAAAGAACGGCGAACCACGCGCCGAGGCTTTAAAACCATGAAAGAAGCCAAACAAGCCGAAAGAAATTTGCTGCTTGACGTGGAAGAAAACGGCCTTCCGTCGAATCAATCGGACGGATTCCGAGATCCTACATTCGAAGAACTAGCTTCCTTGTGGTTGGAAAATTATAAAACCACGGTCAAGCCCAGCACGTTTGAAAACGTTCGTTCAAAAGTCGAGAAAATGACTGAAGAGCATTTTAAAGAGTTGAAGCTGAAAAAAATAACAGTTGCATACTGTCAAAGAGTGGTTATTGAATTGAGTAAAAGCTATGTACTCTATAATCACTATCTTTCAGTCGTTAACCGAATTTTTAAGTACGCTGTTTTAATGGATATACTCGATTCAAACCCTTTCGATAAAGTTATTAAGCCAAAGAGCCGGCAAACTCAAAGAAAGGGCAATTTTTTAACCAAGGAAGAGCTAAAAGAGTTTCTAAAACTAGCGCAAACTACCACACTATCTTATTTCTTTCCGCTGGTCCACTTAATGGCCTATACCGGGTTACGTCAAGGGGAAGCCCTCGCTCTTAAATGGTCCGATATTGACTTTGAAAATAAAAAAATCACCGTCAATAAAACGGCTGCCCGGATCAAAGAGAAACAAACCCTTCAAACGCCTAAAACAAAAAACAGTAAGCGGGTAATTTCTATTGACTCTGCCACTCTTTCAATTCTAAAAAGCTGGAAAAAGGACCAGATAAAGATCTATTTCAAAAACGGCAAGCATTTTGAAGGCGATGATAATTTCATCTTTACGAATCAGCGGGGCGACTGGGTACACATTCACAATTTTATACCATACTTCAAACGTTTTGTAACTGACCACAAACTAAAACCAATCACGCCCCACGGGCTACGACACACACACGCTTCATTGCTGTTTAGCGCGGGCGTCGAACCTAAAAATATTTCTGATCGGCTGGGTCATAGCACCGTACAGATCACGCTTGATCTATACACTCACATAACCGAAGAGCAACGGAGAGATACCGTGGAGAAATTGCTTGAATATATGGTAATATAAATATGTCGTATTCAGTCCCGTATTCAGTCACTCACAACCCCTTGAAAAGTCAGTGATATCAAGGCTTTGGGGACTAGTGTCATTATTTTAGCATATTTCGAAAACTGTTTCCATTATTGCGCCATGCGTTCTCAAACGTTGCAAAATCGCGTATTTTAGAAAAATATCGTTTTCGTCATTTTTCATTGTTTTAAAAAAGTCGTATTCAAAATCGTATTCATTGCCCGCATAATTGAGAGAACGAGCCCAAGGGCTTTTTTATTTTGTCCGTTGTAATAGACAATATCGATAATTGCCGTTATAAACACAAAAAAACCCTCCCAAAATGGGAGGGTGTGTGTCTTATTATAAAGTCTCTGGCCACGGATCATCTGTTGTGTACGACATATTTGTAAACCGCAAATCTCCGATATCTCTATCAGTAGGTACGGGATCATCAAATTGTAAGCGTAGCTGGTTGCCGTCACCCGGCCCGCCTAAATAAAATGTTCCAAGGCGCTTCCCCTTGTCATTTGTCATAATGCCAAGTTTTGAGCTGGTCGCACGAAAACCGACGGGTATACCGCCTACGTTTAAGATCACCACGTTTCGCTCTCTGTCTGAACCTTGCGGAACGTAGTTGGGCGCACCTCGTCTCACGATTCCAAACCAACCCCACGACAAACCGCCAAAACCAACTTCAACAGTCGAATTAGTGCGTCTAAATTCCACGTATGCGTTGGTTTGATTTGAGTTGATGTTTCTTGGCTTAAATTTGACATCACCAAACAAGACAGACCAAGCGTTAGAGCCAGTCCCAGCGGTCTTTTTGATCCATTTAACCGCTCCGTTCTTTGCTGTCGTATCGGTATATATTGTACCAATATCTGCGTTTAGAGCATATGGAAAGCCTTGGCCTTTTAATTCGCCACTAGCACCACCAGAACCGACTGAACGCTTCAACTCTTCAAGATCGTTTTTCGAAGCAAGCTGGCTTGTGTCAATCGTTGGCAATTTTGAGCGTGTGACGAATGGATCACCGCCATTTGCCAATTTTGTATCAATCAAAGCGTCCAGACCTAAGTCAACGTGCTTCTCTTTGATGTTGCTTGTCATTTGGCTTTGCAACGTGGCATAAGTTGGAAAGAGTTCATAAGCTCTAGTCTGTGATAAGTAAGACGATTGATTTCCTTGAAGCGCACCAATATCACGGCCTATCAGATTAATTGCTTGTTTTAATTTATCCATGCTTCACCTCTTTTTTTAAAGAGTGTTTTTGGCTGTTGTATAGATTTGAACAAAGTCAACGTTTTCTAAATCAGTAAATTTCTGACCGAGTTCAGTCATTTTTGACACGATCGCACTGTCTGAGCTTCCGCCAGCTTGGATTTTTTCTGCGATTTCTTTGAGTGTGTCCAGCTCTTCTGGGACACCCTCGCCTAAAATAGCTGTTTTGACCCCTTGAATAGCTGTGTCTAATTGTTGTTGTGTAATACCGCCTTGTCCGATTTCAGACTTATCTGCCTTGGTAGCAACCGTGGCTTTGATTTCTTTTACATCAGTACCTATGGCACGGACTAAAGATGTTAAATTTTCAGTATTTAAACTCATTTTTTATTCCTCTTATTAAATTTTAGCTAGATTATATAGTGTGGTTAAGTCTGGCAGTTCTTCCGACTGTGGCCCGTTTGGGTGCGCCGAAATATACTTGTCGATCTCTTCCTTTACGTCGTTTTTGACAAGCGCAAGGACTTGCTCGCTTGTGTATTCGTCCGCGGACTGGATAACATCGACCCGGACGTTTTGATCGCTCGGGAAGACGTACCCACCGCACACCACCTCGACGAGATAGCTATCGACTGGAAGGACTTTCGGGATTTTAAACAATACCTTTGAGCCTTGGACAGTTGTTGAAAAGGACGCTTTACCCTTTTTGCTGGTAAAGTGAACTGTAGCTTCCTGCCCCTCAAGATCGATCGGAGTCCATCTCTCGTCGTACATTGCAAAACCAAAAAGGGAAGCCGAGTCGCCTTGTTTAACGACTCGACCACCCTCAAACTGCTTTAAATTGGTACAGTTTGAGTGGTTCATTCAATCACCCCTCTTTACTCATAATAATTAACGAGATCGTCCTTATCCCAGCAAGATAACCAGATAGGGCCGAATTGCCCGAACTCAAACAAGCGCCAGTAATAACCGCCGTAATAGCCACCCGTGCCCTTATCCGAGATATTAGCTTCGTCTAGTTCGAAGCTGAAAAACATACCTGCTTTAAAGTCTTGATCTGCTCCATCTGGCAAGTTGTTTCCGTCTTTATCAACCCAGTTTACCATTGAAACGGGGATACCGTTCTCGGTCCAGTCAAAACCTACTGGCGCGAGATAATCGCATTTGATCTGATAGATACCGTTGACATACTTGACCTCGTTTGCTTGATAAAAGGCCTTGTCTTTTGGTTGTACGACCGTGTTCGCTTGGTTGTTTGTCTGTGGTGCCGTGTCAGCGTATCGCCACACCTCGATATAATTAGGCTTATTCCAGCCAAAGTAATCGTTCCAAGGATAGGTATTGATCGCTTGACCAGTTGCGCCTTGAGTCGAGTAATCACAAGAGATAAAGTATGTATCGTCGATCATCACTCCGACGTGGCCACCAGCACCGCCAGAAGTTGACATATCAGCGCCCCAGCTCATAAGAATAATATCGGCCGGTTGTGCGTCCCAATCTTGGTTGATACTTACGCGGTAAAAGCCGTTGTTTGCGAGCTGTTGACCAAGAGTAACTGTTGACGGTAAGCCGATGATATTGATACCAGCTTCTTTCAAAACTTGCGACATGATCCCCGAACAGTCACCGGTACCGTCCGAACCGTTACGACTTCCGAACATTGAATAGGTAATCAACCCGCGACGACTAGTAAAACCGTTAACAATAGATTGTTGTACACTCATTTTCTATCTCCTACTTCTTCCATTCATCGTTGGCGCGTTTAACTGCTGCTTCAATAAATGTATTGAGCTCTTGATTCGTTAAATGAATATTTTGAGATTCAAGACCCTCGATCAAGCTAGTTTTAGCGTGCTCTAGCTTATCCTTGCCGTGGATATCCAACTTGTCCGCAACTTGTTCTGTAGCGTTGACCGCGTTCTTTGCCAAGATCTCGACAATCTCGATTGCTTTCTTGCCACCACGCATAAGCAAGTATTTCTTGATCGCTTGAACCACAATCCCTGTTAATACCACTAAAATGCTCATTGCTGATGATGTGATAATGCTTGTAATTTGATCCATGTTATTTTTCCTCTTTAATTTCTAGCTCCAAAAAGCGCTCAAAAAGCACTCTTATAGCTCCGTTACCGCCTAATTCGACGTAACTTTCATATAGTTTAGACAGCTCCTCTAGTTCGTGCTGGTTTGTGTGTCCGCGCTTGAGCGCGTTCTTCAAATTCTCCTGCAATCGAAAACGTTGAAGCCGTTGAAGTCCTTTCCCGATAATCGTTAAATTCCGCTGGTTATCTTTCCCAATTTCTTCTACGCTTCCTACTGACTTCTCGAGGGTGTCTATCTTATTAGATAGACCCTCAAGACGTTTGTCAGCTTCTTTGGAAGTTTTAGTACTCTTAAACGAGAAATAACTTGGAATAATCACAACTAAAACGGGAGTCAATTTGTCAACTAGTGTTAATAGGTCCAATTTTACCACCCCCTATATAGCTACTCGCTTACTGGACGGGTTGAGTTTCAAGCTCTCCCGCTGGTTGAGGTGCGTCCGGTTTTGGCTCGGTCCATTTCCAAATGCCAATCTTCCCGTTTTGGTGCAACGATTCAAGCTGTTCCAACGTTTCGCCATTGTAAGTAAACGGCTCGGTTACTTGGATCATGACGCGTTTCCCTTCTTGGAATTTTTCGATATGGTTCGGATCCTCAATAGCGAAAATCGCTTGCGCTGGATAGGTTGCCCCGGCTTTACCAAGATCGACCAATTCAAGGCCACGTTTATAGACTGTAGGGTCTAGTGGGTGGTCAACGTCAGTCACACGGGCAAGTACGCTCCATTCTGCCACGTCTTTCACTTTCTGAATTTCTTCGTCTTTCTTGGCCAGTTTAGCTTCGTATTCTTGAGCTTGGACATGTAAGTCCTCTTGCAACTTCTTCACACCCTCAGCCGGGTTTAATTCGGTCACGACTTGACCAAGTACAGCTTGGATCAGCACTTCATCTGATTCGCTGGTACGATCCCCGATCAATACACGCTCAAAGGCTGTGTAAGGGTTCGCCGAACGGATTGATACGAAAGTACGTCCTTCTTCTTGCAAGTATTTGTTAATGATTTTAAATTCCATGTGTTTTTATTCCTTTTCTAGCTTCTGTGCCACTTCATCAAAAAGATCTTTAAGATCTTTGTCGCTATCCAAAACGTCGTTAAACTTGCTTAATAGCTCGTTTACGCGTTTGTATTCCTCGTTTGCTTCCTCGTATAATACCTTGTAATTCGTGGCTTCTACGATTGAGTTTGCGAGCTTCTGCGAGATTTCATTTACAATTTTATCTACTGTGTTCATTGATACCTTTCTATAATGGGCCTAATGTTGACCAATTGTACGGCGTTTGCGTTGACTTAACTTGGTGCAACTTCCGAATATTTGTGTAAATATCGTTAAAAAGAGCTACTAGGTTATGATTTCCATACCCGGACAAAAATACATTATTTGCCACCATCTTACCCCTTGTTGATATATTGCCCGTGGCTTCAATATTGTTTAAGTTGGTTATATTTCGCGTGTTAGTATTGAGCGATATCCCTTGAGCTACCGAGCTCGATGAAAAGTCCATTTGCCCACCATAAAACGTTATCGCCGTTTGAACGTTTCCATTATATCTACCGTTCCAAATTTGAATCCCCGCGGAGGTATGCTCGATACCTGTTAGACCATTTCGGTTACTCATTAACTGGGTGTACGCGCAAGGAACTCCGTTGATAGCACCCTCTCCGAAAATAAGGTATTGCAACGGCTTGTCTTTAAACTGGTTCCGAATACCTACCGCGCTCCCGTTCATATCGATCCAACCGGTCTGTAAGTCAAAATCAGTAATGCCGTTTAGCGATGATAATCTTCCACCTTTGATAACATTCGCAGTCAGACCGTCTGATACAATATTCTTTGCCGATACGTTGATAAGGTTAGCCTTGCTTGCGTCAATCTCGCTGATATGAGCTGTACCGATTTGCGCTTCACCAATCATTGACTTCTTGATAACCCCGTCTTTGATGATGGTTTTTTCACCAACCGAAAGCAAGCCTTCGTTAATTCGGACCGACCCGTCTGGATTCAAATTTAATTGCCCCAGAACATCACCCGCGCTGTTTAGGTTCCGGACTGACCAAGACCCAGCGAGTTGCGTGACTTGCGTCCGTGTAGCTTCTGCCGTTTCTTTAGCTTGTCTGGCCTGCTCTGCGACTTGGATCGCTTTCGCTTGTGCGTCCTCGGCTTTTTCTGACGCGTAGCTTGATCTTGCTGTTGCTTGGTCCGCTCTTTCTTGCGCTCCGATAGCGAGTTGCCTTGCTTCTGCCGTCTTGTCAGACACTTCACCGATTTTAGAGGTCAGTTGCGAGCCCAGCGCCTTTGTTTCAGCAAACGCGTCGTCAAATTGACTGGGTTTGTATGGTCCAGTATTCGAACCTCGAACCAAAATAGCTTCCTTAAATTCTACCCAACCGTTTTTGGCCATATAAATATAGAACGGATATAGCCCTTTCAGGTCTTCACCAAAAGCAAAATCTTCCTGAACGGTAAATGTTCGCTGAAATTCTTGCCACTCATCACTTGCTGGTGTGTTAGCGTTGGCCATATCAGCGTTCAAAAGCATTTTATTTGCGACATGATTCTTGATCGTTAATACAAAGTTTGTATCAACTTTCTCTCGAATACGATACTTAAATCCTAGAGTGTACGTTTCCCCACGATAAATTTTTTTAACATAAATCGGCAAAGTAAAACCGCTGAAATTATAACTTGTCAACCCTTGGGCTTTGATTGTAAATACTCCGTCGTTTACAGAAACATTCACTCCGTTTCTATTCGCATTGACAAGCGTATTTGTTTCCATAGTCATCGAATTCACGATCAAATTATTATCATCTGTAACATACTTACCGACCTCCGTCTGGAATATCTCGCTAGACATAACCAACCGTGAGAGCTTGTCTGGTGCGTCTGTTTCAGACGTACCGATGATACGTTCGTAGAGCTTGTTCGACTCGGTCAGCTTGTTAAATTCAAGCGTTTGTGTTGCGATTTTTTTAGAAAGCGCTATTAAGTCGCGACCTTGATCGTTTTGGACCCGATCAATGCTTTCAAGTTCGCCTTTATCCACGAATTGCGTTAACAATTTTGACCTAATCTTACCATAGACTATGTCACCGTCAACGTTCCTGACCTCTTCCGTAACTTTATTTTGCAAGTCCGGGCTGTTCAAAATCTGTTGTTTGATCTGGTCAGATAGCTTGCTAGTGTCTGTTAACGTTCCGGCTTTCTTGAGGGCCTCTTCCGCCTTTGCGTTCGCTTGCGCTATTGCTTGGTTTGTTGAGGCTTGAGCGTCGTTTACTATTTTCTCAATCTTTGACGTGTCAACTTTGAGGATCTTTGGAAGCCATTCCGTCCCGCTCCAATAATAGAGCTCCGTTTCCTCGCCCACGGTCAAGTATAAGAGATCGCCTTCGTGAAGCGTCCCTCTTGGCTCGTCTTTTGGCTTCGTGGCGCCGTAATAATTGGTATTCTTACCATTCGCGGAAACAAGCGCCCGTGTGGCTACCTCGAGAGCACCTTCGGCGTACTCTTTCGACTCGGACACGCTTCGCATGATCGATCCTTCCGACGTGATCGCCTTCTGGACGGTTCCGATATCGTTACAAGTAACCTTGTGAGATAATAGCCGGCCTGTCACGTCGTAAGAACTCTCGTAAGACACAATACGGATCTTCTCGCGGAACCCGATCGTCTCATTAATAGCCATGATATAGTCGCCAGCGCGAGGCCGTGTGTACTTATATCCGGCTTGTGTGAGATCTTCCATGTCAAGCTGGACTGAGATCGAGTACGATTCGTCAACTTCCTTCTTTAGTCGTTCTAAGAGCTTACCAGTCTCTTTATAACGTTCATCTGTTACAGGTTCGCCCTCGATACGGCCATAGATCCGAGCGAGCGGGCTCTCATATTCGGACGTGTATCGGCCTGTGCCGTGGTTATTTTCGTCCTTCCACGCCCCGAGACCTTTTTTGTAAGTAATAAAGTTCCCGATATTTTTTTCAATCGTGAGCTCGTTCATGTTGAAGTTTTTCCGGACGACCGTCGAAAGATCGGTCCCGACTTTTTTCAAGATTCGAACGACCTTCCCAGTTACCGAGAACTCAAGACCCGCTGCTTTAATGATCTCTTTGAACATTTTGAGCCGGCTCGCGTTACCGAAGTTCTCTTTTCGAATCGATCCCGCTTGTGCTTCGATAACATAACGATAGCCACTATCTTTGAAGATAGCTTCGATATAGACTTCAAAGCGATTTGATCCGTTAAACTCTTTATAACAGTTAGAGTGCTCGAAATCGTAGAAGAACTGGTGGACCGCGTCAAACGATAGCGAAATGTTTTTGCCTTCGTCTTTTGGCTTTGCGTAAATGATCTTATAGAGCTCGCCATCGAAAGTAAAGCTCCACCCGCGATCTAATCGCGAAAGAACTTGCTTATTAGATACAATCGTTCCCGAGATTGATCGCTCGCCATTTACAGCGTTTTTAGTTTTCAACTCAACTTGGGCTCCGTATCCTTTGCCCGTTTCGTCGTAAAAAGTAATCAATGATCCACCTCCTCTCTAGCGATACAGCTCTTTAAATCCGAGGATCTTGACGGTCCCCTTGAAATTAGTAAACCAATTTACCGACCGGTTAGGCTTTGGCCTAATAACGAAATACTCGTAATTCGTCCGGTTATTGACGTTTAGATCTTGTGTCGTTGGTCCTTGATAGATTGCCGTCTCAACTCCTTTTAGAAGGAGCTTTTGGCCAGATCTCAAAGGCGTTTCTGTATGCTGGTAAGTGAACCGACGGCCGTCGATCTCAAGAAAAAAACTAGTATTATCAGCGTTTGCGGTCAATTCAACGACAAACGGTACTTCTAGCTGGCTAAGTGGAGCCGTACCGTTGTATGGGAAGCTATTCGCTGAAAGCGCGAGATCCCTCGGGACCGTCTCGCCATACGGAAGCTCCGCTGTCACGAATGAAAACGAAACATTGTACTTGATACCAGCTTCTGAATTGCCGATAAAGTCAAACTCGATTTGACCATCGCCCACAACGTTATAACGATATTTCCAGTTATTGTGAGGTAACTGGGCAAGGTTTAGATCGCCCGTCGTTTGTCCCGGAGTTTGAAAATCGTAAATATTAGTGACGTTTTGGTACAACTTCGTGATATAGAAGCTATCGTCACCCAAGACCCAGCGAGTCAATTCGTCTTTTTTGTTTAAGAAGTCCTCCATAGAGCCCGCTGAAAGCCTAGCTGTGACTGAGATTTTTTTCTCGGTATAAGTCAAGCCGTCGAAAATATAACCATTGCGCCCCTTGACGGTTCGCCTTGATAATTCCACGGCCGGGGACGAATCTTCGACCGTGATATTGTAAAGACCAAGGCCAGAAAGTTTCTGACTTTGGCCGTCTTTTTCAATTAATAAGTCCATCGTTCCCCCTTACGCGAAATAAGCGTCCAGTGCTTTCTCTCTCGCGTCCTTTTCCTTAATTGTGGTATAGATCTTGTCTCCCACGATCTCGTTATGTACTTCGAATTTTTGGTTCGAAAGTTGCGAATTTTTGACTTCATCGCTCAAGTCCTCAAGAGACGAACGAACGCCCGAGCTTGTCACGCTCGCGCTTGTGGTCAATACACTATTAGTCTGATAGTCTTGATCCGTGATCGCTTGTGCATATTGTTTCGACATTGCCTTAATATCACCGACCCAGTCTTTCATACCAATATAAAGACCTTCACCCGTGAAGCCCCCGATTTTCTTCATAACCCGGGACGGCGAGTGGATATCTAAGGCCGAACGCATGATCGCAGCGATATTTGAAGCGATACTTTCAGCGAGTGCATACAATGAACCAGCCATCGAAGCAAGACCATTATACAAACCTATGCCCGCATTAAATCCGACCATTTGAAGCATAGCTGGAAGCAAGCCAAACGAAGCCGAGATCTGAGCACAAGCCGAACCGGCAAGCGATACCGCTTGAGTCATGCTTGATTGCATGGTACTTACGAACGCTTGCATACCGCTTTTAGCGCTATTCGTCACGTTTTGGAACGTTGACTTAAACGCACTTTCTAATTGCTTACCAGCCGAAGAGCTCACTTGTGAGATCTTGTTAAGGCCAGCTTGAACGGCTTGGGCTGTCGCGTTCATCGCGCTTGTAACAGTCTTTTGCATATTTTGGTAATTAGTCGTGATAGCTTGCGACATTTTAGAGCTTGATTGCTCCGCTTGCTGGGCCATCTTACCAAAATCTGTCTGAGCACTAGCAGCCATCGCATTTGTAGCGCTCGTCGCTCCCGTTTGCATTTGTTGGAAGTTTGCGACAACGTTCGAACTTGCTTGTTGCGCGTTCGTGGTTGCAGCCGTGTTAACTCCCGTCGTGCTCGCGTTCGCATTGTTCATCAATTGATTTAACTCGTTACTTGCGTTCGCGTTTAACTGGCCGATGTTGCTCGTTACGCCTGTATTCATCTGTCCAGTTTGAGCAAGTGCGTTTGCGTTCATCTGGTTAAATGACGCGTCCGCATTTGCAGCAAGCTGTTGCATATTCATAGTGCCGTCAGTATTTAACTGGCCGAAGTTCGTCGAGGCGGTTTGTTGCAACTGAGTTGTGCTGTCCATAGCATTTGTGGACATTTGAGACATATTAGCCGTAACGCCAAGGCTCATGTTAGACGTTGACGCGATCGTGTTCGCGCTCATCTGATCGTATGACGTCGAAACGTTGGTACTAGCGGTTGAAGCGTCAGTACTTAACTGTGTTGTCGTTTCCGAGCTCTTCGTCTTGATATGTTCGGCGGTATTATTGATCGATTCTTCGGTTTTCTTACCGCCTTCGTCCGACTTACCAGTGATCCAGTCCCAGATACCACCGAAGAAGTTACCGATCGCGTCCGCGACGGCTTTCAAAGCGTTCGGAATGAAATTAAGTAAGGCTTCACCGAAGCCCTTAATGATCTCCCAAGCAGCCGAAACGATATTCGGCAAGCCTTTAACGATCGCAAGTGCGAGCTGTACGACTAATTGAACCCCTGCCATAAGAAGTTGTGGCAAGGCTTGAGCGAACCCACGAATCATCTGACCGATGATCTGTACTGCGCTTTGTGCGATCTGTGGTAATGAACTAATGATCCCTTGAACGAGGGTTACAATTAATTGAATACCACCTTGTAAGATCGTTGGTAAGTTCGACAAGATCGTTTGCATAAACCCAACAATGACTTGCGTCGCAATATCGATGATCGTTGGTAAGGCTTGAATGATACCGTTTACGATATTCATTAAGATTTGAATACCTTGTTCGAGGATCTGCGGGAATTGCGCTTGCATATTAGTAATAAAGTTCGTCACAATCTGTTGCGCTGTTGTAAGGATCTGTGGCAAGTTTTGCAAGATCCCTTGCGTAATGCTGAGAAGTAACTGCATACCAATAGAGAGCAATTGTGGCAATGCTGAAAGTAAGCTGTTAACCAAAGTCCCGATAATAGTTACCGCGGACGAGATCAATGATCCTGCATTTTGTCCCACACCTTGAACGAGGCTACCGATTAATTGAATACCAGCGTCAACGATCACCGGGAACATTGTCGCAAAGCCTTGCGCGAGTTTGGCCACTAAATCAGCACCCGAAGCAATCAGGCTCGGTAATTGACTAGTGATCCCGTTTACAAGGTTTTGAATAATCATCGGCCCTTTAGTTGTTACCAAGGTAATCAACTGATCGATCTGTTTTCCGAATTGTTGATTAATCAGACCAAGACCAGCGAGGACAAGCCCCAAAATAGCAGCCGGACCGATTGACGCGAGGGCAATTCCCATCACGGACGCGATCCCGCTTGTCATCATGCTAAGGACTGATAAACCTTGTGAAGCAGCTCCACCGAGTACGCCCGGAATACCTGCGACTTTACCAGCAAAGCTAGAAATGAAGCCTCCGGCCGTGCTAAATGCACTGGACGCGACCGATCCAAGGGCCAGCGTCTTACTTGCGACTGTGCCCATGATACCAGTAAGCGAAGTTAGTCCGCGAACCGCTGGACCAAACGCAAACGCGCCCACAAGAGCTGTCACTGCCGGTTTTACGGCTTGCATAGTCCCTTTAAATTTGTTCGCTTGCTCGTCGGTCATTTTAGTTCCATTAAGGAATTGATTCAATGCCGGGTTTAACGAGTTAAGGGCGTCTAAAAACTTCTGTAGCCCTTGTGAGTTGGACAGCTTATCTACTAGCTTGTCAATCCATTTTACGAGTGTCGTAAGAACTGGCAAGACTGCCGTACCTACTTTGATTTGAAGTGTTTCCCAAGACCCACTCAAAGCCTCAACGGCCCCTTTTAAGTTGTTGAGCTTTTCAGCCGCTACTTGTGCCGCTGATACCTTGTCGATCGCCGCTTGCATATTGTTCGCGCCATCTGCTCCCTCGTTCATCGCGATAGTTGCAGCACGTACTGCGTCGGTACCGAACATGGTTTTCAACGCCATTTGTTTTTCTGCGTCGGTAAGTCCACCTAAGTGATCTTTCAAAACTTGCGAAATTTCAGCGAATGACTTGATCTTTCCTTCAGCCGTGAAGAACTGGTTCGAGCCATCGGCTGTAATGATACCGAGTTCTTTCATCATGTTCGTTTGTGCTTTCGTCTGCGGTTGCAGATTCATAAGCATAGTTTTAAGTGATGTTCCGGCGTCTGATCCCTTGAGTCCGTTTTGAGCGAAGACTGCGAGGGCGTTAGTGGTATCGCGGAACGATAGACCAAGTCCAGACGCAACCGGAGCGACCATTGAAAGGCCATATTTCAGCTCGTGGACGTCTGTCGCGGACGCGTTAGCAGCTCCCGCGAGTTGGTTTGCTGCTTGTGTGGCCGTCATGCCGTCACGTTTAAACGCGTTCAATGCCGTTGATGTAATTTCAGCAGCTTCTTTCAGATCCAACTCGCCCGCCGTGGCCAAGTTTAGGGACGCTGTAAGCCCACCGTTTAGAATATCTTTTGTTGACACCCCGGCTTTTGCAAGTTCGCCGATCGCGTCCGCTGCGTCCGCTGCGCTGAAGGCTGTATCTGCCCCGGCTTTAATTGCAGCGTCGTTGAATTTCTTCATCGTCGCTTCGCTCTCACCAGTCACGGCCTTAATGTTACTCATTTTGGCTTCGAACTCAGCAGCCTTTGAAACAGTACTCTTGATTGCTTGTTTCCCAAGATCAAAGAGTTTATAAGCAGCAGCCACACCTAAAACCTGCTTCACTAGGTTAGTTGACGCGCTCGCTGCTTGGTTCGTGTGGTTTACGATCCCAGTTAACGCGCTGACGGCTTTCTGGCCTGTCGTATGGAACGCGTTTCCGAGCTTACCGCTTACGTTGCTCGCGAGGTTGTTGACCGATGATAAGATCTTACCACCGAAAGAGTTTTGAACTCGGTCCGCGAAGCTGTTCGCCTTGCTGGTTAAGTTGGTAAACATACTGGACCATGACGAGTTGATCGGGTTCAATACCTTTTGGCCAAGAGCACTCGTAAGATTTCCAGCCATGGACTGAATACGAGCTTCGAGCCGGGCCATAGCGTCCCCAATCGCACCGAAGGCCGTCTTATACGATCCGGACATATTGTTAGCCGAATTAGTAAAGACCGAGCCGATACTGTGGACTTTTGAGCTGATCCGACTTGCCATAGAGTCGACGCTGTTTGCCATTTCAGCAAACGCGCTCTTTGGCGATTTGATCGCGTTTGAAATATTAAAGTCAAACGCTTTTTTGATTTTGGAATTAATGCCGGCCCCAAGTGTGGCAACGTCATTTTTCATCGCGCCTAAAACTGACTTAATATCAGCCGAAACGCGAGTAAATGCCTTACGTATGGGGTCAGGTAATTTTGCGCCGATGTTTGAAGAGATACGTTGTAGCTCTCCGAGGGCGATTTTGAATCCACCGGTCAAACCTTGGCCGATCTTGGATCCGATATTCTGGTTACTGTTTGCGAGTCGGTTCATAAGCTGACCGACTTCACGAATCATCTGATTTGCGCTCTTTGACGCTTCCTGTGCCGCGTTTTGAAATGCTTTACGCGTTGAACTCACGACGTCGCTCATTGCCTTTTCATAACCGGTTAAATCCGCGCCGATAATTGCTTCTATTGATCCGTCAAACGCCATCGCCCCACCTCCTATCTATCTATTTCTGAAATGTTCATTAAGACGCTCGATCTTCTCGAGCATACCTTGAGAGCTTTCGCGCTCTTCGCGCTGTCTAAATAGACGACGCACTTTCTCACGATCCTTTTTCTTGCTCAACTTGCCAAAGTCCGCTTTTTTAGCGTTTAGCGTATAGCGAAGATTAAAAGCAAGTTCGACGAGGTTTTCCCGCTCTTCAATCGCTCGATAGTAAAGGCCCTCGCGAATCGCGTCGAGCTCGTTCTTTGTACATGAAAAAATAATATTCGGGTCAGTCAGACCCAAACGCGCACATTCTATTAAGAGATTGCGTTTCTCAAGCGCCCAATTCGCGCTTCCGTCTGTTCGATCTGAAGTTCCGCTTGTGCCTTGTCTTCCGCTGTTTCTGCTTTTGCTTTGAGATACTTCAATCCCAGCTCGAGATTTTCTAAGTATTTCGAAACTTTCTCTTTGAAAAAACCAGAATCAACCATCTCTTCTTCCAAAGCTTCGAATAGTGGCTCTGTGCTTTCTGCTCCGAGATCTTCCATTTTGTCCGCGATTGCTTTGATTGCTTCTTCATCGCTTACAGCTTTCGCTTTCTTGCTTGCGCATAGCTTGATAAGATCCACTAGAGCCGAATCGTTACGATCAACCACACGAAAGAATAGAGCACCGACCCCGTCTTCGTTGCGTGTGCCGTCTGGTCCTTGAGATCCAAGATCACGATTGACCTTGTACATGGTCATATAATCAAATTTGATCTCGATTGCGCGGCTTCCGACTGAAAATTCCATTGAATAACTCCTTTTTTTGTCAAAAAAATAAAAGCAAAAGGGCGATCGAAGCCCCTTTGCTTGAAAAATTAGCGTGTGATATTGTTGTAATCGCCTGTTGTTTCGCCCGGATTTTGATACTCGTAAACGTCGTTCAACATTGCGATTTCGTCCGCTGAAAGTGGGAATTTACCATCACGAAGACGGCCAACGATACCCACTGTATAGTTCAACTCAACGAATCCATCAATTGCGTCAGTAAATTCTACGTCGTCTGTGATCTTACCATATCCAAACTGTGCTGGATAAGTATCTTTCCCGGTTGAAGTATCTTTAACTGACTCGTCAACGATAACGCGCCAGATTTTTACAGATTCCCCTGTTTTTTGTGCGTCAAGAATGACTTGAACTGACGGATCTTTAGGCGCGAGATATTGAGTCAACTCGATTGAGTGCTCATCTGTTGATTTCTCAAGCAAGCGCCCTTGTTGTGTTTGTTCGTCGATGTATTCACCACCCATTGTTGTCGTACCGTCTGTACGATAGGCTGGAAGCATTGCTCCATTGCCTTTTTCGGCGTGGATTGATTGAATAAAGTAAAATACTTTTTTACCTACGATCGGCTTTGCGATCGTAATTTTAATTTTTGCTTTGTCTTCTGCTTCACCCATTTATTAAGTGCTCCTTTTTAAAAGATTGTATCTGTTAGTGAAATGACAATATGATAGACTTCACGGCCTATCGTATCGTCTAAGAGTACGCTCGCGTTTACATTGCGATTGTGGCCGATTCTGCGAAGGGCCTCAGATTTGACTTTCTCGACCCCGGCCCGGCTTTCCGTGCCCGGTAAGAAGATATCAATCTGTACGCTCATATCCTCGATAATAAGCCCCGTTTGAGCTGTTTTTGACGTGTCCGAGCTAGATTGCCCGATCACTAGAAACGGCTCGAGTGTGTCTTGTTTTGGTAGCTTAAATTTAATCGGAATATTGAGCGGTTTTAGTTTTTCGCGTAAATCTGCGAGCATTTTGACTGAAGGCGTTTCGTTTGCCATGAATCACCTCCTAAACATTTTACGAAGGTTTTTAAATAAAACTTCGCTTTCTTCCTTAACGGCTGGACCAAGGAACGGCTGGGCCTTCATCTTACGAGTTCCAAGCTCCACATAGACCGAATAACCCGCGGGCGACGTTACCTTATAACGTAACATACCCACCCGAGCGACAAAGATCCCGTTTCGCATGAAGCCGGTATCGACTGCCGCTTTCATCTTGGCTTTCCGTTCCACACGCAAGGCCGATCGTTGCAATTCTGCCGATACAGCCCGACGCGCTTCCCGTGGTTTGTTTTGGACCTTTCGCATGAACTTGTCCAGCCCTTTTACTGTATATGAAAAACTCATAAGTAAATAACCGTGCTATTATGATGATATTTCTTGCCCTTGATCTTGAGCCTGTGGCCGTTGTAAATCACTTCCGAGAAGCCCTTATACGTGCCCTGTAAGTGTAATTTGAACGAATTAAAATCGTACTTACCATAGAGCCCCATCATCTCATAGTTAGATAATGAATTTCGCATACAAGGTACCGGAAAGCTCTTCTTTGTTTCCGTGCTCTCAAGCAATTCGTCCTCTGGTTCTTCCTCAAAAATCAAGGTTACGCGTTCGTTATAGATCATACACGCGCCCCCCTTTAAATGAATCGAGCGATTCCGCGGGCGTTGTGTTTGACCGCTAGGCCCTTTAATACGGCCTTATGCTCATCTGTTAGATAGCTAGACTCCCAAGTGAAGCTCCGGCCTTCCTCGCTGTCCGCTGTCGCGCCTTCCGAGTTTAGACGGTTGAAGCGACTGACGGCAACGTCTCGAAGGATATAAGCCACGCTTCCGGGCAATTCCCCGAGTGCTGTATCCGAGAATTGATTGACGTAAGCGATCATACGCTCGAAGCTATCCCGTACAATAAGGGCCAAAAGATCGTCTTGTTCTTGGTCAGCTTTGGGAATACCCTTTAAAAGTCGAAGCTCTTCCGTTACTTGATCGATATTGATTGCCACCATCGCTAAAACCTCCTAAAACTAGGCTGCTACTGCTGACGCTGGCGCTTGGATTGTAGCTTCTACCACACCGTCCGGAATTTCAGCAAAGAGAACGTTAGCGCCAAAGAATACTGACTCGAAAGTCAAGTTATTCAAGTGACGGTCACGCGCAACACCAATTAAACCTGTTTCGTCGGTAAAGTCCGCAAACAATCCGCCAAGATCTCCACCAGACACATTCAAGTAAGCGAAAACAAGGTTTTCAACGGCTGTTGTATAGATCTTCCCTTGTGGGCATGACGGCATAACAATAACGTTTTGCATACCGAGGAAGTTTTGGAGAAGTGTGAATCCGAATACGTTTGAAGCGTCAGACGCAACGGCTGTTGATCCAAGGTATTCAGCCACATCGAGCGGGTTCACAAAAGAAACAAGCGGAGAGCCTTCAAACTCGTTGAAAGTAGTCAATTTGCCCCAGCTGTTCGCGAGAGCTTGTTGAAGCCCTTTCCCTGTAACTTTAGTTTTTGTCTTTTTAAGGTAAGCAAGGAAGTCGTCCTTGATTCCGTTTTGAATCTCACGAAGCAAGCGTGTGTCTGCTTCTGTGATAGCGCGTGACGCACCATGACGTGCGATCGCTTCCGCTGATACAGCACGGCGTTTCTTGAACCATTCTACTGTGTATTCTTGGTCCTTCGCGCGTGTCATTTTAGAAAGCGGAATTGTTTCACCTTCAGCGGTTTTGGTTGTGTCAACGTCTGCTGTCCATTTGTAAGTTTGGATCTTTAAGTCGTTAGTCAACTCTTGGCGACGTGTAACGCCCAAAAGTCGAAGTAAGTCATTGATATTTTTAGAAAACTTATTGACAAAATCAATTGATTTAATTTCGCCAAGATCTGTCATGGTTGTAAGTTTGTTTTCAGCCATATTTTAATAGCCCTTTCTAATTTTTAAATAGTCCAATGTTTGCAGCGATCATTGCTTGACGTTCTTCGTCGTTCTCAATAGCCATGATCTCCGCTTTCGTCATAGATACTGGGCCCGTACCCTTGCGAGGGGCTTTCTGGGTCAAACGTTCATCGACGCGCGCTTCTACTGCCTTATCAAAGATTTTTCGCAACGTGCCGATCTTCTCTTTTGTGGCTTCGGCTGTCTCATCGATCACAAAGTCGATAAACTCGCCCGGAAGTCCTTCTTCGCTCAATAGCGTTTGAGTGGCCACGCGCATTTCTTTAATTGCAAGAGCTCGCTCGCGTTCTTCGATCGCTTGGATCCGTTTCGCTTCCTCTTCTTTCGCGCGTTCGTCTTTGGTCAGCTTCGCGAGGCGTTCGCCTTCGCTTTTGGCCTTTTCGATCGCTTCAGCTTGTTCAGCTTCCCAGCTAGCCCGTGCTTTAGCAACTTCGGCTGCGATTGCTTTTCCAAACTCGGCGCGTGTAAAGGTACGTTCTGCCTTTTCCTGCTTGTTTTCGACTTGTTCTTCTTGAGTGACGTCTTGCTCAATAGCTTCAGTCTCAACTGCTTGTGTATTTTCTGACATATTTTTCCTCCGACGGTTACGCCGTCAATCGATTTTCTCGCTTTACGCCCGGCGGCGAAACAATGCAGCTTTTAACGTCCTCCGCATAGTCTGGACAATAAAAAAAGCGGTCTATTCCCGCTTGTCAAGATACCGGATCACCTCCGATCACTGTTCCTTGTCACCTCGTGAATTTTTAATGCTCTTTATGATACCCTCGATCATTCCAGCGAGTACGGCCCAACCTGCCACCACCAAGAAGGCGAAGCAGAAAAGGCCCGCTGTGTAAGATACCATATCCCAGATATTAATCACTTGTGCCCTCCTCTTCTATTTCTCCCGCGTCCGGCATGATCGTAGACCGGCAATTGTAATGGAATGGGGGCATATTCACCCCGACTTGCGCGTCCTCGAGCTTATAGAGTTTGTCCTCTTGCGCGATTCTTCGGCATATTTGAGTGGTCCGATCGTCTAACACGACTAAGATTCTATAGTACTCAAGGCCGGCTTTCTGATACCGCTTGATCGTGGCCCGATTTATGACGGCCGTCGCGTCGGTCCTTACCAACGTTTCAGCTCGCGACCGTGCCACATTAAACTCTTTCCGAATTTCGCGGGCCATATCTTGCGGGCTATCCCCACGGATAAAGCCTTGTTTGAATACCTCTTTCAGCTTTTGCGCGAGGCTGTCAGTATTGCCCCAAAGTTGCTCGGAATAGTTCCGGCCATTGAACGGGGTTTTGATAATCTCTTCAAACGCTGGACGATTGACCGCGCCTGTACGGCCTCCCATAGCCTTTCTATACGCGTATTCCGCAACGTTGAATAAATACTTCTCGAAGCTCTTATGAAGCGCTCCTGTGAGCACTCCGAGCCTGTGGATAGCTTCCAACTGCAAAGCCTCGATTCTGATCGCTCGAGCTGACGCGTATTGTTGGTTCAATCGTTTCAATAACTCTGGATCCTTTTCGGCCTGCTCGCGGTATAACGTCGCATTGTCCACATAGTCGCTCAGATCCTCACCTCTAAGACGCTTCGTTGCGTCTTGGTAAGTGAGCTCGTGATCTTCAGCGTACTTTGCGTAAAAATCAAACAACGACTTTTGTAACCTCACCGCCTCGTTGCGGTAAGTTTTTTCTAACTCAGCGAAAAAGTCTATATCTTTTCGGTCAACGTATTCGAATATCTCACGGGCGCGTGCTTCCCAGTATTCATCATGGGCGCTTATCTTCAGTTTCTTCATTCGTTGCTACCTCGCCGGCTTGTGGATCGATTCGTGGGAGCATTTCAAGCGCTTTTTCCGTCTCTTCTTTCATACGCTTCAATTCTGCTTCTGCGTTGACCCCGGTCACTTGCTCAAGGATCTCGACGATCGTTTGTTCACTCACCACGCCATAGAGATTTTTCGCAATAGCGACCATTTCAGCGTCATTTTGTGGCAAGTTTGGCGTGAATACAACGTCCGTCTCATTGATTAGATTGTAATTGTCCGAATCGTTGCCCTTGATCTTCCAGATATTGACTGCGAGACGCAAACGACGCATGAGACCTTTTTCGAAAAGTAACTCTTGCTTACCGCGATAGTTGTCCGCTGCCATCATCTTATATTTCATAGCCTCGCCAGACTGTGTACCCGCGAAGTTGCTATCTGTCGTGTCTGGCGTGAAGGTAAAGCGTAAGATATCATTTACTAGCCGTTCCTTGTATGCTTCCGCTCCGGCTGTGTCGTATGACTTAACAAGATAGTTCGCGCTTGGACTCGATCCGCCCGGAATCGGGTTATCATCGAGGATCAAGATTTTCGCTTTCTTAAATGCTTGAGATACCGCAAGCCGTCCATTTGGATTGACGCGACCATCTTCCATGAAGTCCTTGTCTTCTACGCCTGTGAACGGGTTCCCCGAGATCACCAAAAGAGCCTCGTTACTGTCTTGCTGGAAGTTCGCAAGCTCTGACTGTGATAAGTCGTAAGCGTCGATAGAGTCCAGTACAGCTTCAAACGCCCCTGTCCGGTCCGTGTTATTGCTAAACTCATTTACTGGTACGCCATTAAAGAAATGCTCGCTCGTATCCTTGAGATGAAGTGTGTCCGTGTCTTGGTTATCGTCCACATACTCATAAATAGCGTTACTGGTATAGACTTTTACAAAATCGCGTTTATGTCCGTTACCGTAACTGATAGAGTAGTAGTTGATAGCCATCAAAGACCGTTGTTCGTAGCTATCGTCATAAATGACAAAAGTCTGCTCTGGATCCATACGATAGAGCTTGACCCAAACCGAACCGTCTTCATCTCGGTACGCGTTCAAAAGCTCATAAGCCCGGCCATAGATCGCGAGATCCGTTTTAATCGCGACGTTGTGGTCCTTTTCGTTATTTTGTTTTGAAAACTGGTCAATCTGTTTCTGGATCTCCGCATTTTCGTTTTTGTATTCAACCGGGTTCCCTAACATATAGCCTTGTTCGAAAATAGCAATGTATTTTGCCCAGTCACTCGCGATTCGATTATCTGCACTGTATGGATCGCTCTTGTCTTCGCGATACTTGATATTATTATCAGCAAGATAATAGCGTTTGAGCTCTTTCAAGCGGTCCAATTGCTCGGATCTGTGCGTTCCGATATAGTTTTTTAGACGCTCGATCCATTTCTGGCCTTCGTATTCGATTGTTTCGAAATCTTCAGCCGTCATGATGAATTGACGATTCGCGTTTTCGTCGAAGCGTCTCCCTTTAAGGAATTTCACTTTCTCTTATTCCTCCTTTTAGAAATAGTATTGCGCGCTTTGCATACGCTCTTTCACTGTGCTGCTTGTGTCGTAAACGTGCTGTGAATAAATCGCGTATCTTACCGCGTCCAGTACGTCGTCATGCTCTTTTACCGGCTCGCCCGATCGCTCATTCCAGACGTATTGATAGATCTCGTCTTTGAATTTTGCAACTTTGTTTGAAACGACAAAAAAGCGACCAGCTTTCATCAGCTTGGCCACCTCTTCAATCCCAGATAATACCGACTTATACGCATTGAAACACTTTAGACGCTCGCGGTTGAACCGTCCGACGTGCTCGGGCCGTGCGCTGTCAGCCCAAAAGAATATATCGCCATAGCGCGCCTTGATATCTTTCGCGATATCCACCCAGAAGTCAATCTCTTTGTACTGGTGCGCGTGTTCCTCGAGTATATACACATCGCCGGCCTCAGTTTGGCCCACGACCACGATCGAGCCCCAGTGCTCATAGCCCCAGTCAACACCCGCGTAAATCTTGGCGAATTGCTCGGGCGTTTTCTTGACGTACATTTCCTCTTTGAAGTCACGATAGACCGCACCTTCACCGATTACCCATTTTCCGTATATCCCGCGTTCCGTAAACATACCGGAAGGCGTTGTCGCGATCAAATTATCCACGTACCGCTGATTTAAGAACGTGTTATCGAAGATTGTAAAATGGTTCGCGATGATCTTTTCATCGTCCGCTTTGTCGATATAATCGACCTTGAGCCAGTGTTTCGGGTGGTCCGGGTTAGTATCGCATATAATACGTGCGCCGTAACCCGAGCAACGCTTTAGAATTTCGTCGAAAACCTCTTTATTTGCTAGCGTGGCCTCGTTGACGTAAGCTCCGAAGGCTGTCATACCCCGGATAGCTTTAAGGCCCGCTATGGACCCCGTAAACGTCGTAACGACGTATACGCCGAATAAAGTAAAATTCCCGTGTCGGTCAAACTGGAATTCGTGGCCGTAAGCGTCTGTGATCTCGCGCAATATGTTTGTTTGCAACGTCCCAGACGATACCGCCCCCAGAATATACATCGGAGTTTGAACCCCGACTTTTGCAGCATTTTTCTTAACACGTTTCAGCTCCATCAAAAAAAGATCATTGTCTAGCTTGGTTTTCCCGGCCCGTACTGCGCCATGGTTTATCATCATGTACCAATCACGAGAAAGAGAACGACGCAAGATCCCGATCTGTTTATCTGTGTATAACCGATCAAGTGCCATCTTGTATCACTCCTTCCAGCTTTTCGAAATAATCGGCCATGATATCCTCGGACGCCATGCCACCCTCAAGAGCTTGCTCGCGTTTCTTGTTTTCAAGTTGCATTGCCTTAACACGCTCTTTTTGCTCTTTCTTATCGAGAGCGTCTTTCGTGCCCTCGTTGCCGTTCATCTTGGCCAGAAGCTCAATCGCTCGCATATCGCCTTTTAAGGCCTTCTGCAAAAGCACCGTCGCGATCGCTGTCTGGTTTGTCGCGTTCAAACCCTTCTCCTCGAGCGCTTCTTTTAGCTGTGGACTGAAAACGTCCATCTCCAAAATTTGATTGACTTTCTTTTTTAGATCCGCTTTTTCCCTTCGAGCCTTGCCGGAGGCGATACCGCCTTTTCGGCCATATTTTCGAGCTTCTTCCGAGGTTGGGACCTTTAAATTATCTGCACCAGCCATCGCCTCACTTCCTTACTTTTGATTTTTTTACTCGTACTTATACCAATCAAAATTTTCTTTTTTCATTTTTTCATACAATCGAGGGTTTTGATTTTTTGAATACTCTTTTATAATCGCTTTTACTTCCCCTTTTGTTTTTTTGTCTAAATTTTTATATCCGCTTTTTGTAGCATATTTAGCGACAACGAATTCTTCGTTCAATCCAAACACCGAGCCAAGTCTTGCTCTGTTTTTTTGAAACATTGTCAAAAACCCTTTTGCACCTCTCGGGATATTTTTTAACCTGTATTCTCTATCACCGAATTTTTTGAGCTCGTCTATTCTATTAAACAAAAAATCTTTTGATTGTTTTTGTTGTTTTACTTCGTTTTGTACTGCTTCAGCTTTTACGCCTCCGCCACCAGATTTTTTTCTGCTTCCAGAATCTGCTCCTCTACCGCCCATGTTTCATTCTCTCCGTTGTTTCATTTTCGAAATAGTGTACTTCAATATCTCCATAATCATATTCAACCGCTCCACCGTACACGATCAATCTCTTTGGCTTCAATAGTTCGATCATGACGTCCATACCATCGCGCCATATTTCAAGTTGTTCTTTATTCTGCTTGACCCCGATTGTACTGATCGCAAGTGTAGCGCCCTCCGACAATCCGTCAAAACAAAAAGAAAAGCTGTCCGAATACGCCCACGATACCGTGGGAATAACCGTATAGCCGTATCGTTGCATGATCTGTCCAATCAACCTCGAGCGGTAAACGTTCCAAACTTGCATAGCGACCGGCATATCGAGATATAAGCTAAAGTCTGGCGTAAGCACACAATCGAACTCGCCCAACTTCTCGATATAATATTCTGGTCGCTGCCATATCCTCTCGAATTGATAATCATCAAGAAAGAAATGCACTCCCGCGCCGTGGTCCGGCTTGTTTAAGACGTAATTAAAGCCCTGCAAGCGTTCCGGGACGTGATCCACGGGATCGAGAACGGGCATTTCAAAACGCCCTTCAGTTTTCGTTGGATCGAATAAGCCCAGATTATATTGATTTATTGTTGTTTCTCTGTGAAATTCTTTTTCTTCTTCCTCTTGCTCTTCTACTTCCAAGCTGAAATTTAAAGTTTCATCTTCCGGCAAGTCAAAGCCAAAATCTGCCATATCCACGGTAAAGATTCCGTCCAGCTCATCTTTTAACATTTCGGTATCAAAGCCCGTGTCCATGTTTAGCTTGTTATGTACCAAGATATAGGCTTTCTTTTGATCCTCCGATAAGTGAGACAAGCGAATGACTTCCGCTTCCGTGTACCCGAGTTGCTCGAGTGCTTGTAAGCGTCCGTGGCCCTCGATGATGATATTGTTTTCATCGATCGCGATCGGGTCATTATTCCCAAACTCTTGGATCGATTTTTTGATTTTGTCGATCTGCTCTTGCGGGTGCAATTTCGCGTTTCCCTCGTATTCGACCAGATCTTTTATTTTGACTTTTTCGATTTGCATTTAAACCACCAAAAAACAGTCTCACTCAGAAAGGAATAGGAGCGAGACTGAAAAGAAAAGTATAGAGTATAGAAATGTCTGGCAAGGGGAAGAACTAAAAGAACCTTACCAAAAGCGGACGGGCGGAATCGAACCGCCGAAACGAAAAAATTTTTAAAAAATATAAGGAGACCCCACAAACTGGGAAAGTTTTTTTATGAAAAGTAAAACGTGCTGCTGTAACTGTTGGCTTGTCCTGTCGTCCGCAATGAAGATCGTCGTTTCCTTCAATCTTCCGATAATACAATTTTATCACCTTTTTTCGTACACTTTTCCCAACTTTTAGCGAGTTTTTAAAAAAATACTTGTATATTTCTTTTCCAGCCCTTCGAAAAACGGTTTTATGATATGCCGATAGACTGAGTTTTTTGACATAAATAGCTCGAGTGCCACCCCTTCGACGTTTTTCGACCGCGTCACATATAGCGCCTTAATTGCCTCCCAATTTGAGGGAGCACACTCGCTTGTGTATTCTGTGATCGCTTCTGCAAGCGTATAGAGTCGAATTAATTCCGGATCATTTTCCTTTAGGATCACGTTTTTTAGCGCTTCTGGCGTGTTACTTGCTGCCTTACTCTTGATAAACCAGTTCTCATCAAAATTTTGATAAGGGAAAGTGATCTCTTCGATTCGCTCTTTGATCTCTTTATCAAACGGATATCTTCGAAGTGCGTCGATTAGATATCCGTATCTTGTCTCAATTCGCAAGCTCCCCTCCTTTCTAGCTTCAAGCTATTCACTTCTCTTTTTCGTAAACGTCAAAGACGCCCTTTTTGTGACTGTTTCGAAATTCTAACGCTTGGGCCTTCGTCGGGAACTCGAACTCCCTGAACTTCGCCGAATGGTTGCAATCCCAGCGCGTCAGCTTGTTATACTTTCTTACGATATAGACTTTCACACTATCCCCCAACGCCATTAATATCGGCGATCTCTTGTAATTCCTGAGCCATACGTGAATTATAATCATTGTTCAATTTGTTTATTATCACGTCTTGCATGACGTTTTTTTCTTTGGCTTTTTCCAGCTCGACCTTTTGAGTCCAGATCGTTTGTTGTAGCTCGCTGTTGCTCGTTTCAAGCGTCATGATCCGTGAGTTGAGATTGATACATACCACGAAGAGAACGAAGAGAACGAACGCGACATTTGCGCATACTAGCTTTAGATTATTCGTCATTTCTTGTCCTTTCTAAGATCAGTAGTTGTCAGTTTACTTGCATTTATATTGCCAGCCTTTACATTTAGGCTTTCGTTGTTTTTTAACGTTGTTTTGTCGTCTGTTTTTCTGTTTCTAAAAGCTATCACACTAGACCATGCAAAACCGATCAGCCATGCTCCGCAAAGCATGAAGAAGATAAAATCTAGTAAATCCATCACTTCACCTCCGATTTCTTAATAAAGCCTTTTCGACGTTACGCAAGTCCACTGAAGTAGTTTGAATCATACGTGGAATCTGCGCGTCATGCGCTTTAAGACATATTTGGCTTTTCTCGAAATCCACATAGGCTATTTCGTCAACGTCTATACATTCTTCAGTCCAGCCGTATCTTGTGAACGCGTATATAAACACACTATCACTCATTCCGGTACCTCCTCAATCGTAAAGAGCGGGTTTACAAACACGTTCCCGAAGCCCCCTTTTTGCAGATTTTCTAACGTGTGATACAAACGGACATCGTCTAGTCTTTCCTTATTGCCAAAATACCAGTATTGTCGTACGCTGTTCCATTTCAGATACTCCCGGCCGTCACCAATATTTTTCACTTTAACAATATACCGCTTCTCTTTTTCGACTGTGTAGCCATACAACTTCATCTTGATAAGTGTTTCCACAGGGTTATTTACAGTCTTACCTAACCACTGAGAGAAGGTTTTATTTTCTCGTTTTTTAGGTTCAAGATTATACTTCATCCAATCCCAAATATTATACTCAAGATTATCTTTGTGCTCTTCATACCAATCAGCCACAAACTGTGGCACTGTGACTTTCTGCGGTTCGTCTAGTTGTTCGATCATTTTGATAATCTTATTTACATCAATCCCATTTATAAACTTGTTTAAATCACCTTTCAAATACTCACAATACTCAATCAATTTCTGCTTATTCATTCTTCCACCTCCTCAACTTCTACGAGTGGGCTTTCTAATAGCCACCCGAGGCCTTTTAGATTTAGCTCGTCGATCGTGAACGACTGCTTGAATTTTAGCTTGTATCGTCTATCGTCTTCGAGCTCGATCATGTATGTTTTTGTTGTCTTATTGAATCTCTTCGAGTTGCAAAGCAGACTCCGCAAAGACTCGATCTTTCGCCCAGTTTGTTCCGCGATCTCTTCCATGGTACCGAACGCGATAAGCGTATCGTTTTTATAATAAGCGAACGTGCGGACTTTCATTTCAGATCCCAAGAGTTCCACGTCTGAGATACCGAAATAATCGCATATAGCCTCGATTCCTGTCCTATCGGGTACGCGATCACCTCTTAACCAATAATCGATTGTGTTGTAGGACCAGCCCAGCTTTCTTGAAAGCTGTGTTTTCGTGACTCCTTTTTCGTCCATCAATCGCTTTAGATTCTTTTTGAATTCTGCGCGCTGCTTCGAGTCATATTTCACGTATTCCATGGTTCGTCTTCTTTCTTTCTGACTGATATCTCGTACAATTGTTCCCCGATCGGTATCGTGTAATTGATTTCATTCAATTTTTTATCATTTTGTAATTCTTTCACGAGCCCAGCACATATAGCCCCGAGAGATAATTGAACATCTAATTTGTTGTATTTTTCCTTTTCTATCTCTGCCAGAACTTCATAGTACGTTTTTTCTTTCATTGCGCCACTCCTTCCGCCTGTTTCTCGAGCCATTCAAACAAGAGCCCGAATTGCTTGACGACTAGTTCGTCGTCATGGTATTTTTTGCAGATCTCAGCGATCGCGTCCACGGTCCAAAACCAGTAACGCTCAGATCCAAAACCGAGGCTTTGTGCCACTTGGTTATTTCGTGCCATAAAGTCTGGGAGCTCGACGCTAAAGAAATGTATATAGTTCATCGTCCCACTCCTCCACTCTGACATAGATCCCCACGACCTCAGACCAAAACTTCTCAGCGATCTCGCTTGCGACCTGTGCGTCGTCTTTCCAAAAACCGAGCTTCGTCATACAATCTTTAAACAACTTTTGAAGATTGTCTGTGTCTGGTTTAGTTGTCTTGTATTGCCCAGTTCGTACTCCCTTAATCATCGGAAAGCACCACTTAACCGTGAGACGTACTGGCCCTTTTAGCTTGTCTGGCGGAACGTGACGCGCAAGCAAGCTCTCAAATTTCGCTCTTGCGTTTTTCAGCTCTTCGGGCTCGTAAAAAATCGGCTTGCCATTTCTCACGTTTACTTTTTTTTGCTGGTGTGTTGTCGTCGGAATTTTTTCCATCGGCAAAAAGAACTCAATCATAAGGAATCCTTTCTACTTTTTTCTAATATTCCAAGAGCTCTGCTTATTCTGCCTAAAATACTTGCATAAGATAAAGCAACTTCGATAGGTTCGTTTTGGTTACTCAAGAAAATCTTAGCAGAACTTGTGTCTATCTTTTCAACCATAATTATATGATTGACATTTATATATTTTCCTTGTACTGCAATAAACATTTTTATTTTACCTTTCTTTTTTATTTTATTTTTCGCGCTTAGTCCATGACCCTTGTATATGACAGGGTGCGTTTTAAGCAACCCTGTCTATACAGGTATGGACATGATGGACGACAGGACATTATCTAT